CTGCATACTTGCGTTTGATCGCTTTATTAGTGCGGAAAGCATACTCTTTAGCGAACGCTGCATCATAGAGTTTGTTATAAATCCTAGAATCTTCATAGAACTTAAATGATTTACGAATAGTTACGTTGGGGACTAGGGAGTATAGGGGGAGTATGGACCTATCTCTCTTGCCCTGACGTTGGACTATCATATCTCGACCATTAACCTTTGTTATAAAAGCAGATTTTTTTCCTCTCGTTGCAAGAATTTGTTTAGGTTTCAGTCTGTCTGGAATTCCTCTTGATGTCCTTTTAGTCCTAACAAAGTCAGTAGGAACGGCTATGTTCTGTCCATCCTTGGCTGTCTTGAATCCACCAAGCGCATGACGAAGCATGTAATTAGTTCCCAATCCATTTCCTGTCGCATCAAAGATTGCAATATCTGCGCGTCTTTTTCTTGCAAGAGAATTCTGAATTGCTAGTTTCAAATCTGATTTTCTAAGGTTCTGTCTACCCCCAGCCATTCCTAGTGAGGTAACAGCTTTGACGTGGCCTTTATTAACCGCAGCGGGAAATGCTTTAGGATATGATCGAAGTCGCAGAACTCTCTGTGTTCTATAAGCAGCATCCAACATCGCATTGCGTTGAATTAGATTCATCGTTTTCGTTTCGAACTTATTGAAGTCCTTACGCATTTTACCAATGCCAGAAAACATATTGACTGCGACCATATTTTTTTGCTCCAGCCAGAAAAAAGTTTTTTTCCTGTGGGGTTAGATACCCCCCACCCCCCTATTTTTTTTGCACTCAACTTGGCTACCACAAGCAGCATAACCAGCTAGATCGACCCACGAATCATAATGATTTGGCGTTTCTACTAGCCTAGCCATCTTTAGAGCCGCCAAGCATAAAGCAACTTGAGCAGATGTCACCTCTTTACCAAGAAGCACTGACCATAAGCCAGCAATGCGATTAAAATTATCTTCCACTGTTCCATAACTCGAACCTCTATCAGATACTGCTTGAGCGGCGTCGGATAAAGTAGTGAACCTTTGTGCTGACATAAAATACCTCTCAAATCGATTTTAAGCGGCCTGGAGTGGCCATCTCTATGTTGCCTGCTACCCATATACCCTAGAAGGGAACATCGTCGTCCAGTGACGCGCTAAGAGGTTTTTCGGAAATTGCTTTGATTGATGCATCAGGCATCAACTCTTTTACCTTCCCAATCCAACGACCCGCATCGTCAGCAGCAATCATAACACCAATTTCTTTTGCGCTGTAAGTCCTGACGCCGTGTTTTTTTGCATATGCTCCAGCTTCAGCTTCATTGCGGCAAATAGCTATGACCGATCCATCAGGCATTGGAGCTTCGAAACAATCGCCGCTGATTGGTTGTTCGCCATTTGCAATCGCAGCTTGAGCGAGGATGGGATAAGCTCGGCACAATCCAGCGCAAGCCTTCTCAATCTTCTCAACGGAGCGTTCTGCCATCGCCATCGTTAATCGATCCATTTGCTGCAAGTACTTGATCGCTAAATCCGGTCCAGCGATTTCAGGTAATCTTCCGACACCCCATTCTTTTTCGAACTGAGCGCAAACACGATCATGCTCTGCTAGTGCGGCTCGAATTCGATCAGCTTGTTTTTCCGGTCCATGAAACTCTCGCCAAATACTTCCTGGCGCTTCAGGCGCTCGTTTGGTTTGTCTTCTTGTTTTCTTCAATTTTCTCTTCTCCCGTTACCGTTGCAATCCAACCGTTGCAAACGTTCCCCCCCCCTTTAGGGGGGGGGTAACGATTTTGGCAACACCTCGGATTTTGGATCGAAAGCGTTTCCATAGCGTTGCACAACGTTTCCTGGCAATCTGATAACCCATTGATATGATTAGCAAATAGCGTTTCCAAATCCACTAGGCAACGTTCCGCAACACCCTGAAACACCTAAACAATCCCGTTTCGCCAATTTTGGGTCTTTTTTCTTATCTGAATGATGCGTTTTGCGTTCAAATAAGTGCTAGTGCTGATGCTCAAAATCCGACATATTTCGCGTCGCCTCACACCATCAGCAAGCATCTTTTCGACGTCATCGAGAACATCACTAGGATCGATTGGAAGCCTTCCACCAACGCCATATCGACAGATAGTTCCATCGATAGTGCGATCCAAATCAGGATAGGTTAGCGAGAATTGAGCGCTATTATTCTTGCGCTCTTTGATTATCACTTTCCTACCAGCGGCCTCATTTCGATAAACTAAATCATCGACGGCATCGAACATAGTTGGATACCAGCAAATCTCCTCAATCTGCCCTTGTAACTCTAGCTTATAAATCATGCTCTATTCTCCCTTTCGAGCTTTTGTTGAAGCCATGTTTCGATGCAAACGCCTTCCTCTTCAGCGCTTTCTTCTGCGCGATTATAGGCTTGAACCGATAGCGCAATTCTGATCGGAATGAGCCGCCTTAACGACCCACGCCTGCAAGCCTGGACTCTGACCGTTGCTTCGTTAGTGCCGACCATTTGCGCTACATCTTTTGGATGATAACCCTCGCCGATAAGCTCATCTATTTTATCAACGTCACTATTCATCGCCTTGTTTCCAAATAAAAGATATGGGTTCCGATTTGATCGAGCCTTTCCATCTTTGGCGATGATGCCCAGGATGGTTGCACCCACTCTGCATGATAATGGGTTGCTCCCATATTCTCCCAAGGCGCATCGAAGGCTTCCTCTACAACGCGCATCGAACGTTCCCATGCTTTCTTTTCCCTTGGTCGATCACTCTTACCATCCCAATAAAAGCTAAACGCATTACGCTGTTTAACGACCGAGCAAGCATCATCAGGATAGGCGCTATGATTAACGCGGTTCTTAATGACATGAACGATTTGACGTTGTGCCTCTTGTGGCTCTGATCGGCTCTCGAAGTAAACAGCCAACGCATAACAAACAAATGCAGCCTCTAACATTAATCTCTCCCATACTTGTTAGATTGCGACTCAAAAAGACTAAAGATTGCTTTCAGTAGTTCAAGGAAATTAGTCATTTCGATTTCTCCCCTTATCGTCATTTATGCCGAAAACGAAACTTTTTCCCTGTCTCTAAATCGGTAACTTGAAAATCTTCTGGATTGGTTTTTGTGCAGTAACAAATAACCCGAATTTCTTCTAAAGCCTGTTCTTTATTCCAAACCAAAGCGTGATCATGTTTTGGCGTAAACATATGATTGGCTAGATCAAATATGTTGCCTGCCATGTAGTCAATTCTAAGTTTCATTTCGATTTCTCCCCTTATCGACATTGTTAATATCGGATTAACAAATAGATCAGTCAACAAAAATATTTGCATTTTTTGAAAATAATTTTCTCGCCTCGATTTAACGATTTGATATTTTGGTAAAAAACAGGAGAGAAAAAATGTCGAAATGGACCGCAGTAGCCTTTAGATCACCAGCGACTGATAACGTTTGGATCGCTTACAATAAGCCAGAAACCGTCGCTCAAGCCACAATCGATGCGTACATTAGAGCCGATAAAGCTGGCCATATTTGGCTGATGCATCGAAGGGTTGGAAAGGTTGGAATGAATTATTTCGAGCTTGTTATTCGAGATAGAAAGCAAGCAACCCGCCCCAAGGCACACGGGAGAATAGCTGCCAAGGGACGGGCGCGATCAGTCGAGTCATCAGGGAAGGAAATGCTCGACCGATTACATTAGCGACGAAGCCAAACTTTGCCGCCATCTATAGCAATATAGCCTTTTACTTGCAGCGCGTCTCTAGCTTTGCTGCGATTTGGTCTAGTTGTATCTGGAGCTTTATCTTTGTGTGCATCGTGCCACTGAGCCACAGAAACTTCTTGCACTTTCAAATCATTAAGTAGGTTTGTTAAAGCATCGAGCGCTATCGATTCCCTGGTGCTTAAATTAGGTCTTCGATCAGCTTCAGCCTCGGAATCAACATCGATCAAAACAGCACTTGATCCACCGTTTATCGATACTTGCTGCAATGCTAGTTTTATTGGTTCCGCTTCAACCGCATCTTTCTGCTTTTCGATTTTCACATCGATAATCCCGGCATCATCTTTATCAACGCCGATAACAGTATCCACCGCACCCAAGAGAGCCGAACTTCCACGCAACCCACGCGATCTATCTTTAGAAGAGTGATGCACTCCCATAACCGCTGCATCAGTTGCAGCACTCAAAGCGCTACAAGCCTTGATGAACGCTCCCATTTCCTGTGCTGAGTTTTCATCGCCACTGAATGATCGAGCGACCGTATCAACGACAATCAACGAAACATTTAGGTTCGCTAGGTTAATGGTTCGAATAAGTTTCTCAACTTCCTCGGTTTGCAAAAAATCAACAGGAACACGGATAAATCTTAAATCGCAGTGATCCGAAACCTGATTATGTGCGTACCAACCTTTTAGCCTTTGACCCATTCCAGCAAAACCTTCCGACGCAAGATAGATCACGGCTGACTTCACTACATCCCTGGAGCGCCACTGACGACCATGAGCGATGGATAGCGCCATTTCTAACGCAAGAAACGACTTACCTGATCCTGGTGGCCCATAGAGCATTGAGAAGGATTTCTTTGGAAGATAACCATCGATCAAAAAGCTGATAGGTGGCATCGTCATAGCGTCTTCAGCAGTGAATAGCTCGAACGTGGATTCTTGCTCTTCCTCAACAATCTCTATTTCTGGTTCATCGTCTTCATCGGGATCGTATAGATTGGTTGCCTTCACCAGCGCTTTTAGTTCTTGCACTGTATTTCCAGCTTCGAGCCAATCTACAATATCTCCCTTTGGAGCTAATCCAGGTAGCTCAACTATTTTGATCCAATTGCCTTTATGAATACGTCGAGCAATCTTTAAAGCATGGGCGCGACCCGCATCATCGTTATCAGGTAGGATTACTATTTTCCGACCAGAGAACCATCGATCTAATTCCGGTTTCCAATTACCAGCGCCACCATGCGAAGTCGTAACTAGCAACCCTTCTTTGCGTAGCGTGTCGCAAGCTTTTTCGCCCTCGACGATATATAGATTGTCCATGGGTCGAGAGAGTATATCTGGCAAGTGGTATGGTAGCGCTTCGATCCCTTCCATCGAATTCCGCCACTGACCATCAGAACCGCGTGATCGTTGTCGGAATGTTTTGGGTTCGTATCTCAGAACCTGATAGCGAACTTCGCCATGCTCATCGATATAGTCATAAGCAGAAGTTAACCATTCATTAGGCTTTACTCTGTCAGCTTGACCATCTTCGACGTTAAAACGTTGTTCGAGGATTGCGCCGACTTGAGCATCAGCACCCTCTTCGCGCCTTATTAGATCGACGATCCCACCGCCCTCTTGCGCTTCAAAATCAAAAAAACATCCGCGTTTTAAATCGATTGTGCGAGAACCATGCGTTCCCCAACGCCATTCCGATCCTCTTTTGCTTTGTGGTTCGCCCCAATAAGAGACTGCAACCTCGGCCATGATTTGACCGACATTTCCTTCCATATGATTTCTCCCGTTAAAGGAAAAACGGGATCGGCCCTTCTACCAATCCCGCTTCCCATCGTTAATTAGAACAATTCGTCGTCATCTTGTTCCACTAGTGGTTTCGGCGGTGGCGGCGGAGCTTCCTTTTTAGGCGCTGAGTTAGCACCAGAAGAACCAGCCAATTGGTGAATCGCACTATCCGTAGTCCAACCCACAATCTCAAAGATTGGAGCTTTAAAACGAAGAACGCCATTTCTGCCTTCCATTTCTACAGTTTCAGGTTTACCGATTTGAACCACTGGCATCTTTCCTGGATTGTCGCCTCTCTCGCGTATCCATTGATCGTGCAGTTTACTAATCGCGCCTCGAACTGTTTTCGCGGTATGACTGAATTGACGTAATCCTAGCGATTTGTTTCCAAGCGTAATTCGAAAACCAGCTTTGTGATCCGCACTAGGTCGATCAGGAACACCTTCGCCGTGTTTAGCCATAGCCATATCTACATGGCCTTGACCAATTAAAATCCAGCCTTCCTCGATGCCATCTAGGTCCATAACAACCTTACAAGGAACATCGATTTCGTCCCGGCTTCTAGTCCATCCACTCCCATCATTTTCGGAATTGTGAGCTAACCATTCTCCCGTTGTTGCTGCATAAGTAATAATCGGCAAGAAATCGCCACCCCCACTAGTGCGAGGTTCGTCTAACATTAAAGCCATTTAGCTTTCTCCCATTAGTTCTGATGCCAGAATTGCAAAAGTTTCTATTGGCATCTCGATCCATGCTCCCGATCCAGCGTATTTTGTCAACAATGTTTCGAGAGGCACCCTTACTCGCGTGTCACATCGGTCGAAGCGATAAACGAGTGCTGGCCACTTAGCTTGAGCTTTAGCTGCAATGCAAGCCTGATCCCACCAAGAAGCCTTTGCTGTAGAGCCAGAGCCGTATCTTTTGCACTCAATGACAAAGGGAAAATCTTCATCATCTGCAATAAGATCGCCACGTTCTGCTGTTCGATATTGTTCTAGGTCGCGTCGAAACGTCACACCCATCAAATCATGCAGAATTCCAGCAATTTGCCGTTCATATTGAGCGCCTTTAAGACGCCCTCCGCCCGGTTTCATTTTTTTCTCCCGCTCAACAGAAAATTAATATACACTATTCGAACCATAAACGGGAGAATTTCTATGGTCGGGAAGATTACGCCCAATACGCAAGTTAGCGCGTCTCAAATGCCATCCCTTTTTGGATGCAGCCCTTACACTACACCAAACGGACTTTTGCGCTCTATCCGCAATCATCGAGACGGTATTCCTGATGAATATCAAGCTGGTGAAGCGGCTGAATGGGGAAATACGTTTGAACCTCATATTTTAGAGAAAGCAGCGGAGCGTCTTCGCGTACGTGATTTAGAAACGCTGCACACAAAGCCCTTTTTCGCTGATGGTTTGGATTTAGCTGCAAGCCTCGATGCTAGTGCTTATGCGGATAATCTCACTATTAAAAGCGATGTCGCTGTTTTTCCTCAAGGCGCGGATCAAATGATTATCAATGGTCCTGGCGTGATCGAAGCTAAATTAACTAGCTACCCACCAGAAGTATTTCCACCACCCTGGAGAGGTCCGATCCAATTACAAGCTCAGTTGTTATGCACTGGATGGTCATGGGGTTGTGTAGCGACACTGTATCGAGGAATTGATCTACGCCTCGCCGTATATTCTAGGGACGAAGAAATCATCAACGAAATCAAGTTTAGATTAGGTGATTTTTATAACCGCTTAGAGACGGGAGAAGTATTTCCGCTCGATGGTCCTAAAGATGGTGTGATTGCCTATCCTCAAACTAAACCCGATGCGCCAGAAGTGCTTATTCCTAAAACTGGCCTTCATGCTGATGCGTTAAAACAGCTTGTCGATGCTACGGATCGCAAAAAGATTGCAGAAGCGGAAATCGACGAAGCGCAAGCTATCCTGATGAATCTCATGGGGATGCACGATAGCGCTTATGGTTTAATCGGCAATCAACGTTATCGCTTAAAATGGCCAACTCGAAGCTATAAAGCGACGCCAGAGAAAGTAACGCCAGCAAAGCCAGCCAGAACCATTCGCCAATCGACGATCAGTTTTAAGGCGATTGAAGGCTAGTAAGAGAAAGCGCCTCTTCCCAGGTTCGAGTTTCGATGTCATTAGCATTGATTTTTGAAACGGATAATCGGCGGGTTATTTGCTTGTCGATTTTTTCAATATGGAAGAAGGCGATTTTTCTTATATCCAATGCGACGCAAGCAACTATATCGCAGTCTTCGATGGTCAATGGTCTTTTAGGTATGCTCTTGCTGACTTGCCACTGATAAGACCAATTGTCGTTTGTTTTTAGTGTCGATTTAACCTGTATCCGCAAAATGTCTTGATTCTTAACAGCGACAATATCCATACCTTCAGCGTCGATGATCGATGGACTCCAGCCGAATCCGAATAAGACGCTACAGGTTAAATGCTCACCCGCCGTTCCTATGTGCTTGGCGCTAATCAATGCCCTCAAGTCTTTTAGCGTGTCGTTCGGTTCTGTTTGTGGTTTGTTTATATAATTTGCTATCCCTGAGTTGATCGGCTGCCGCTTTCCAGTTTCGCGCTTCTATAGCTGCTAGGTGTTTTACGAATTTGCTGTAGCGTGATCGACCGAGTTGGAAACAAAGCGATGCAACTGTTACTTGTGCATCTTCTGGCAAATCATCGAAGTCTCGAACCAACCATTTTGCATCGTTTATGGCTATCGTCACATCTTTTTTAAATAGCTCTGCAACCCGCTCTTCCGATACTGGCGCTCCTACTGGCCATCCAAATTCCTCATCGAATGGAACGATTAAATGGCCAATACCACAAGTAGGCTTATCTAAATGATCGAGATAGACGGAATAAACACAACCTTCGTCGTGCTCTAGCAGTTGGCGTAATCGTTCCATCATTGGCGTTTTTCTCTCTCAGCTATGTAGCAAAGGATCGCCGCTATCATACCTGTAGCCGCTGCCTCACTCCATGCAGGACCAAAATGCGTTGGATGCACCATGTAATCAGTAAGCGCCGTCAATACGCCCATAATCGTTGCAATCACGACTTTATCATAAACCTTGAATACTGCTGTAGCGACGCAAAACGCGATTGCTGACAATGCACCTGTTTTCGATGCTTTTAGCGCATGGTCGATGGTTAGTTCGAAATAGTTGCCTTCTACCATCATGGTAAGACACGCAACCCAGGCTTCTAAAAATCGCTTTAAAAGCATATCTAGCGTCCCTGGCCTCTATAAGCCTTGCGTCGTTTACCGCGCTTTGATGAATTTAGCTTAGTATGAACCGAATTGCCTATCGACGTCTTTTTAGGCTTGTATTCGGGTTTCCATACCGCTCCGACATTTTGCTTTGCCATCACTTTGTTTCCGTCTTTTTAACCTTATCGAATGACCTCATTCCGGCCAATCCAAGCATACCAAAAAGCAACGGCATCATAACAGACATATCGGCCTGGGGAATAACTATTCCAAACCCGGCGCAAATAGGGCTGACAAGGTAATTTATGCCCAAACCTAATCCGCAAATCCAACCAATTAAGGGACGCCACGAAGATTGAAACCAGTTGCCTTTTGCGTCAGCCTTTAAAACCTCAATTTGTTGGAGTGCTATTTCCTGAGCGTGTTTTTCACCCATCGTCGCTATTTCGTGGGCAAGCTTTACCTTGGTATCTTGGTCGGGGATGAATTTATCGAGAAGCCCGGTTACAGGACCAATTAGTGCTGATAGCATTTTATTTCTCCTGGCTTGCCTCTAGGAGTTTAATCCTAACTTGAAGGTCGTGGATACTCTTCATCAAATCTTCTCGAAGTGCTTGCCTAGCTAGAGCATTTCCTGGCGATGGAATGATTTGTCCTTGAGGGTCTATCAGTTGCATCATGTTAGCCTGCAATTGGCTTAATTGAGCGTTTGTGGCTTGAATAGAGCTTATAACCCACCATAATGCACCAAGCACCAGGGGAATTAGGCTCGTTCCTATTTTCGTCCAATCCATTATGTTCCCACCCTTTCGCTCGGTACTGGTATATGCTTCGAGTTATGAATGTGTAATTGGTGGTCCATCTCTTTGCGTAACTGAGTAACCGAGCTAGTTAATTCCGCCATAGCGATATGGTCGCGGCGAAGGTTCTCTGGATTTGAGAGTTTTGCCAAAATATCGACCCTGCTAGTGGTCAAGGATGCGTAGTTTTCCAAAATATCGATACGTTTATCGTTAGCCTTTAAAATAGCATGAATTTCAGAGATATGTTCTTGCATATCCTTGATTCGCATTTTCGCAACCGCTGCCCCACCAAATATCGAAGCGGCGACACCTAACAAAGTAACAATGAGCCGTATATCAATCGCGCCGTCCATCTTTCATCTCCTTGAGCGTTTGATATATGCGTAGCGAAAGCCACACAATAGACAACGCCGCTGAGATAGCTGGTAATATTTCCATTAGCGCACCAGCCGTAATTCCTAGAGCCGACCAATCAAATAATATGCGATTGTCTTGGTTCATTTCCGGCCCCAAACCACCATTAAAACGATCATTAACATGCCAAGGATCATTAAATCAGGAGTACTGAAAAAATGAATTCCCGGCTGCATTGTATTATTCTGAAGCTGGCTCTACTGGAGCCTCAGGTTGTAAAGCCGCTAAATGAGCAGCGTAGGCGTCTTTGACTGCCTGTGTATGAACCGCGTTGCAGATAGCTTGCACTTCTGCGTTTTCGTTAGCTAGATCAGCAGAACTAATATCTGGGCTTACTACATGGCGTGAAAAAGAGCGACTTATTTCTTGTCCATCGCGCTTGATGACTGTGGCAGTTCTTATCTGAAGAATTTTGAAATTACCTACAATTTCGATCTTATCTTGTACTGTTTCTTCTGTTAGTGCCATTGTTTATCTCCTTGTGGCTGTTGGACTGACTACCCAATGATCCAATTGGGGTGATTTAAGTAGCTGCGTTGTAAGTAATGCTCATAAAAAACTCTATAGCGGTGTCCATATTTTGAGCCAGTATAGGTTGAATATCTCCACCAGACGTATTTTCATAGAAGACAGCATAAGAAGTGGCTTGTACGCCAAGAAGTACTGGATTTTCATATGGTGCGCCGCTGCCTGTCCTATAAATCAGAATCGGTCCAACGCTATTTCCAGCAGCATCATTTTGATTAGCAATCGCAAATGGAAGCGTGATCTGCAAAGCGCCTGATGCAGAATGAGACCCTAAGGTTTCAACTTTACCAGTAACAAATACTTGTCTGCCGATTTTTGTATAAGATAACTCAGAATATGCTGCTCTTATGGGAAGAGGTGATCCAGTACCAGTTGATGCGCCATATAGTTCTGGCTCGTATGTACCCTCTTCGTACGAATCTAGGGTTTGTGCGCTTGAGCCTACACCACTAAAATCAATGCCGTCGCTTGTGCTTTCTAAAACAAGATTTTTCTTTAGAATTAGATGGCCATTGCTGTCGATACGCATGGCTTCCGAGCCGTTTGTAGATACTCGCAAAGAATCATCAGAATGATTATAAATAATTGACCCCGCAGCAGTAGATGCGGCATCTCCAAAACGAAGTTGCGTTTGAGTGCCTGAGGTAAACTGAATACCTGTATCAGTTGTACCTTCTATATATACATCGCAATTTGTATTAGGAGATGGAGCGCCAGAAACAGCCCCATTTTGAACATGCAAAGTAAGTGTGTCTGGACTTGCCGTTCCAATCCCAACCCGATTGTTTGCGCTATCAACATGCAGTGTATCAGTATCAACCGTCAGCCCAGCAAACGTAGGAGAATCACCTGTCCCTAATCCTAGATTTGTTGCAGCAGCGCCAGCGGTTGTTGCGCCAGTTCCACCTTGCGCTATTGGCAGGGTTCCAGTGTAGCTAGTGCCACCACCACCGATATTTATGTCCCAATCAGTAAGAGTGCCACTTCCAGCATAGCTAACGACATTAACAGTCAGACTGGTTCCACTATAAGCAGTAACAATACCATCCATCCAATTTGTAGCTGGAGCCGCACCATCGCTAATTCTAAGCGGCGTTCCTTCTTGATATGGAAGGCTGTTATCAGCGGTTGTGAAGGATTTGGAACCTGAACCAATCGTGTTCGAAGTCGTCGAAGTGGTTTTGTAGATAGCGCCAGCATGGGTAACAAAATCCTCAAACGCATCAGGCAAGCCATCAACGTAATTGGTTCCCTCGAAATCTGCGAGAGTATAGGTTCTGCCGTTTAGTGTTACTGGATAAGCCATCAGATAAGCTCCTCAACTTCGATTCTGCGACCATAGTAGGTCAGCGATGAATTGACGATAGGATCGGTATTCGTGACCCTACCATAAATATTTTGCGTGATCCATGTGCTAGGGGTATTGGGTTGAGGGACGATAAATATATCCCCTGCTATACCTTTTAGCCGATCAATCTGATTGAAAACATTCTGGAATATTTCGTTCTCAGGAAGGTTTATCAAATCAAATCGAATTCGTCTAAACCGCTCCACCTCATCAACAAAGGTTTGCCCACCCCTGGATTTAGTAACCCTGCTTTCATCAACGAACTCAAATTCGACGCCATTAGCATAATTGATCGATGGTCGATAAGCGGGTCCAGCTAATAATCGTCCAGCTTGCAAGTATCCATCAGCATTATCTGGATCGCTAATATCAATTCTCAAATATCGAGCCTGGACAGTGCTATCGAGAATATCAAAAGCGCTAATCGTATATTCAGCAGCAACAGTTGGATTTAGATAGCCACCCCATGAAAATACGCCCCAAGGTAAGGTTCCAAATTCCTCAACGACAGGCCAAGCATCAACGACACCGCTATCGTAAACAGTTGTGGCGAAATTGGAGACGTTAGAAAGACGCCAGCGAATAGTTCCAGTGGTCGAAATATTGTGCTTAATCAGAGCCAAAAAATCGAGGATGCGACCTTGGCCAAAATCAACGTCGATTTGCGCTGTTAGTTGTGTATTGCGCCAAACCCGAACAATCTGTCGATCCTGAAGGTAAGTACCAGGAAGACTAGCAACCTCATCATCAACAGTGAGGGTTCCACTATCAACGTAGTTTACAGCTCCGATAATCATGTTGCTCATCGGCCTATCCCCACAATTCCAATTCGACTTCGTTTACCGCAGCATCCTCGAATATAGAAATGATGCGAAACAATTTGCCACTGGTTAGATCATAACGATTGAAGGTTAGTTTTACCACGTCATTTAGCTTTAGAGTATATGGCTGAGTTTTAACCTTTACTCGATAAATATCGCGCTGAGTTTTATAGATCGTTAAAAGCCTGGATGCCTCAGTCGACGCTGGACTTGATCCATTAAACAGAGCGGGAACGATAAGCGCTTCTGA